ATCCTACCTCTAGGGGTTCGGGACTTTGGCATTTCTACTTTTGTTAAAGCTGAGAAATTGCCATTGCACCGAAAGCCTGATCCGGCCCCTCGTGTCATCCAACCACGTGATCCGAGATATCATGTGGCTTATGGATTGTTTGTTAAGCCCATGGAAAAGTTAATTTATAAGTCTATTGATAAGGTATTTGGAGAGCGTACCGTCATGAAAGGTCTCAATGCAGTACAGGTGGGTTGTGCCATTAGGGATAAGTGGCGTAGTTTTAAAGACCCTGTGTGTGTCGGATTGGACGCCCATAGATTTGATCAGCATGTCTCAAATGCTACAATGAAATGGGTTCAAATGCAGCTTGTTCGTTTTGTTCCAGTTGCATATAGGCAGCAGTTTCGTAAGCTGTTTGATGTCAAATTTGACACCCATGGGCGAATACGCTGTCCCAATGGTTACGCTACATATCGTGTAGACTATGGTCTCTGTTCTGGAGACATGGACACTGCTCTTATTGGGTGTCTTGTTATGTGCGCTATGTTGTATTCCTACTTGCACAGCAAAGGTATCAAAGCTAAGGTTGTTGACATGGGTGATGACTCCTGTGTTATTATGGAGCGTCAAGATTATCACTGGTTTGTGCTCGGTTTGCAGGAGTGGTTCGGTCTAATGGGATTTTCTATGAAAACAGAGCCCCCTGTGTATATTTTAGAACAAATTGAGTTTTGCCAATGTCGACCCGTGAATGTTTGTGATGATACCTATATGATGGTGCGGAATTTTCCTAATGCGTGGACCAAAGATGTTGTGACTTTATTGCCCATCAAGAATGAGAGTATATACGATCGTTGGTTGAGTACAATCAGTGATGGTGGCCTCGCTTGGATGGGTGGTGTGCCTATATACGATCAATTCTATCGTTCTATAGACCGTGGTAAGCAGTTGGTTGACCACCCAGTTTTGGACGATCGATCTAGTGTTTATTGGTCTAAGGGTCTTGATCGTCGACACCTCACAATCTTGCCCGAGTGTAGAATGTCGTTTTATTTTGCTTTTGGCATCACACCGGATGAACAAATCGCTATAGAAAATTCATTTGTTATATCTCCATATCAGCCTGCTGCTCTCCGGGCTGATAATTGTGGCTTTGAATTCTATCATGGGTAATGCTCGGACCGAAGCAAAGAAGCGTCAACGTCAAAGACGCGCTGCAAGTGGTACACCACGTACTACCACTCGTTCACGTGGTAGATCTCGTACTGTCCGCACTGATAGTTTGGCATCAGTTCCACTGCGTAGTCAACCCCCTGTAGGCACTGTTAGAGCTCGTACTGATTTTATACAGAATGAGCGACAAGTTGGTCTTAGAAATAAGGGCAACTTTGTTAATACTGCAGTACCTATAGTTAAGTTTAGCAAAACTCGTGCTCGTCGGAGTGCTGTTAGACAGGGCGTTTTGGGTCCTGGTGGTGATGTAGAGTTGCCTGAGTTTCTTATGGCATATGTTGATCCTTTTGGAGAAGCTGCAGAGGGTGTTCGGTATCCTGATAACTTTCGTGGGATGTCCGGCACCTTTACTGTCTCCGAAACCAGTCCAATTACTACCTCTGGTGCAGTTGGTGCTCAAACTGATTTGAACTTGGTTGCCTGTACTCCGGCCTTGGGTACGGCTTTACTTTGTTTCACCCCTGATCCTAGTATTGGGGTTATACAGGGTATTTGCGGCACACAAGCTGCTGGGTTTTATGCTGGTACTCCGAATACATTCGCTTGGCCAAATGGGATTTTGTATACTGGTGCCGCTGGGTCACTTAATGGCTTTGGTCCTAGTACAG